GTCGATGGCGCCCTTGATCCACGCGCCTCGAGCGCGGATGGCAGCCGAATGAACGATCGGCAGCGCCTGACCGCGGTAATGCTCGGCATAGAGGTAGATCACACCGTCAGCAGGATCTTGGGCGCCCCATATCGCTGCGGTGCGATTCCAGCCGACGTCGAGCGCATAGGCTCGCTTCCAGAAGTTGCCGATGGCGAACGGCTTCACCTGAATGTCGGCGAGCGGGATGGGATAGATGTTGCCGGCGCCCATGGATGGCTCACCCTTCTCGCGGGCGTCTCGCAGCCACTCTGGCGTGGCCGCACGCAGATCAGCCTTCGTCTTTTCGTCTAGGTGCGGCACGTGCTCCCAACCCGCCTGCACCACATACTTCGATGGTGTTATCTCGGGCATTTTGCACCCTTCCGCATGTTCAACCCAATTGGGAGAATCTGCAAATTATCAGCAACGTGCAGCCCACCGCGCGACAGCGGCACGATGTGGTCGACGTGCATCTTCTTGCCAATCTCGGGTATGTCAAAGACGGGACAGTTGGCCACGATGCGCTCAACCTCCATTGCCTCCGCGTAGATGGCGCGGATGGCATCATCATCGCCGGAACCAGAGCGCATCCTGGCCTTTCTCAAGCGCTGATTCTTGGCCTTCATGGCTCGGTATTCAGGGTCGCGCTGCTTCGTGCTGTTATAGCTCTTCAGACGATCACGGTTTTCGCTCTTCCACCGATTGCTGATCATTCGGTGCTTGCCGGGGTCGGCGTGATATTCCCGACGTCGACGAACTACGGCGCATGGCTTGCACCGGCTCTCATAGCGAGTGCTCTGCTTTCCGCTTCTGGCGATGTACCCGTAAGCGTAGAAATCGCTCAGCGGCTTTTCCTCGCCGCACATGGTGCAAGCTTTCAGCCGGTCTGGCCGATGCCAATGCTGCCCCTTCGATGGCGTGATCTCTGGCACCGCACACCCAACAAAATCGTATTACACGCGGTCATTGAAGCCGGATAATCCGCAGCGGGTGTAATACGATTTGGGGAGAAAGCAAAGCGGCAGCAGGTGGAGGGCGATCCCCTGCTACCGCTCATGTCATCGGCAGGACTTGAACCTGCGACCTAGGGCCGTGAAACCCTTGCTCTATCCAACTGAGTTACGACGACAGCCGCGTAATACAAAAACCCCGCCGATCAATCAAGAGCGGCGGGGGTCAATTTGGGTCTGTCTCAGGGAGGAACAGAAGTCCACTCTGCGCGCAAGCATCCCGAGCGTCAAGAGATCAGAAGTGTCCGCGCAGTCGGATCTGCACATCTGACGTCGACGTGGGCGTGAAGCCGGTTCCGTCGACGAGATAGCCGTAGAGGTTTTGCCCGTCGGCAGGCAGCATTGGCAGGCCGATCGCCACGGACATATACGCCTTGGGCGTGCCCAGGTTGAGCGCCGAGCCGAAGGTCCACGAGCCGAGAAACTTCTGGACGTCGGCCACGGTGCCGATGGTGAACGCGCCGTTGTCGGCGATGACGGCCGGAGCGGCGTTGAACAGGTGGAGCGTCATGGTCGAGGCGATGGCCGCCTTGAGCGTCACCAGCGCGCTGTCGACGATCGGTATGCGTCCGTCCCCCTTCTCTCCGACGGGGAAGGTGAGCAAACCACCGACGACATCGCCAGCCGAGTAGGCGCCGGCGCTCACGGTCGGAATGAGCGCGAAGTCGAATCCGTTCTTCATGGAAGTCCCCCTATGAGGCGTAGTGCTCACGTCGAATTATACGTGAAATCGTTTTCTGCGACACCCCGAACTGCACTCCGATGTCCGCTTGAGAAATGCCGCCCTTGTAAATTTCTCGGATTTCTTCGGCCTGCTGATTTGTCAGTTTAGCTTTGGGCGCCAAATCGCCCCTCAATCGGGTTCCGTGGCGCAGCATATCAGCCTTGTTATCTGCGCTCGTTCCCCATTCGAGATTGCTGAAATGATCATTGTCGCGAGTCCCGTCCTTGTGACGAACCTCCGCTTTTGGCGAAGGTTTTGGCGCAACAAATGCCTCAATCACCAATTGATGCGCTCTGGGATGAAAGGATGTGTTGTCCCTTCGAAGGATATACATCCGATAACCATCGGGCCGGACATATGGCTTCATTATCTTGCCGACACGGCCACCACGGATGCCTGATCTGACGCGCCGAACGTCGCCAAATTCACTAACTTGATAGTCTGGAAAGCTTGGGATTAGGCGCCATTCCGTGGCAAAAAACCATTATTAATCAGGCTGCAACATGAATTGCATGACTGTTTCAGTCAACCCTTCCAAAGGTGTGAATGTGAGCATGATGATGCCGCCCGTCGTCGCCGTGCGGATGACGCACTCGCCGTATACATCAAGCGGGCACTCTTCGTCCAACCAGATCAGGTGCTTTGCCGTGCCCTCGAACGCACCGCGGCCCTGTTCGTAGGACTTGAAACCTACCCGCGACCAGCGGCCGGAGACGTGCTTGACCATGACGGTATCGGCAGCGTCACCGCCATTGCTCTTCCACGTTACGCGGCCGATCAGGTCGCCTGGCACCATGGCCCGGCCGGAGAAGCCCTTGCGGCCCGTCTCGTGGGTGACAGCGCCGAACAGCGCGTCCTGCACGATGTCGCGCGTGGTTTCGCCGTTCTTGCCGCAGGCCCAAGCTGAGATTGGCCCGTCGAAGCGGCGGCCGGTCCACCAGTCGGGATAGATGCCGGTCAGATGCGCTGTCGTCTCGTAGGCGCCGGCAATGGTCTTGCCGACACGGTTGGCGGCGAGGAAGCAGCGTTCGCGATAGTCGCGACCGGCGTCGAAGAACTCGATGTGCTTGGCGTAGCGATCGCGAGCGTAGAACCGGCGCTCGCCGATCAGGTTATCGTTGTCGGGGAAGAGGTCGTAGAATTGGCACTGCGAGGATGACCGGCTCAACGATCCCATGAGATCCATGCACTTGCGCTGCACATCGACCGGCAGGTTGGCGATGTGGTCTGGCGTGACATAGGGCGGGAGTTGAAACGCCAGTGCGCTCATGGCTCACCTGTGGGGGCGAGAGCGATCCGCACAAGCTCGGGGGATCATGTCGATTGTGACGCGAGGGATGGCTGCGAAGGCCCGGCGATATTCCTGCTCGGCCAGCGTCTTGCGCTCGTGCGCCGCCTTCGCCTGCGCCAGAGCGGCATGCGCATCGGGCGTGTCCGGCATCAGGTCGTCCAGCTTGACGTTCCTGCGGGCCGCCTGCTTGTTGCCGTTGCGCCGCGCTACGCAGCCAACAATGTGAGCGCCGGCAACGAGATCGGAATTGCCGGTCTTCGGATTGTAGACGCGGTCTTTTTTCTGCTCGACGTACTCGATTATCCGCGTTTCAGTCGCTTTGGGTTCCCACCCATGATCGCCAGCCAACTCGAAGCAATCGACGGCGTTGGCCTTGCGGACATCGAGCAACATTTTGTCGATGGCAGCCTTGACCTTGGAGAGCGACTGCGAAGACACACGCCTACCTTTGATGTCCTCGACGTCAAGGCAGGACCACTCGTCCGCGTTCTCGGAGAAGCGGATCGTGTACCCACGGTGTTCGACTTCGATGCTCATCTACTCCCCCTTTTCGAGAGCGGCGCGGCCGGCGGGCGGGTAAGCTTTGAGAGGATTGTACAAATCCCGAGGCGGCAATGGGCGCTCGTGGCCTTGTTTGCATTCGCCCCACCCACCGCAACCCATCATGCATTCGCCGCTGATCGGCAGGCGGTTGCCGCACAGTCCCTCTGTCAGCTTACGCATCCTTGGCTCCTGCTTTCGGAGAGAGGTCATTGCGCACGGTGATGACGATGGAATCGCCCATGTGCCGAATGTCGTAGAAGCGCAGCAGGCTCAGGACGATGTTGCCCATTTCTTCCCGCACGCGCCGCTCGATCTCCTGCTTTGCGCGGTCGATCTCGGCCTCCGCCATCTTCGTGATACGGTTCTGGATTTCGCGTTTGACCCCGGCCTCGAGGTCGCCGATTAGTTCAATGGCCATCCTTGGCTCCTGCCAGGCTGTCGATGTTCTGCTTGTGGACGGTGAAGGGG